ACAGTGGCTTCATTGCCGCATACATTACATTATATGCGTTGGCCTCATACTTCCAACAGTCAAAGAACTCATCATCGTCTGCAAAGAAATCATGTCCAGAGCAATGCAGTTCCCATTTAGATTTTACATTTTCCATTGTGTCAATGACTGTTACAGTCTTACCTTTCAAGACGTGTTCAGCCGTGTCTAAGTCCATATCCATTTGGTACATTTTTGGTATGTCAAACATATCATTACCCCTCATCTGCCATTGTCATTATGAAACCAGTTAGGCCACACGCTGATAGCGCAAGGCACATAATTGATGCCACCATATGCTGCAAGTGCAACATAATGAAAGACACAAAGAAAAACAATAGGCATATAGCCAATCCAATAGTCATTAGAACTAATTTATCAAACATGATATCACCTCTTATCCTACTACAAAACCAGTCGTGTCGTGTACTGCTTTACCCTTGGCATACAGTGCAGACACTACACCTTGCGGCTCAAGGAAACGCAAGTCACTATCGTCACCATCGACAACATTCATGCCCAAGAATGACTTGGGTATCTGTGTACGATAGCGAAACACTACAGCCAAGCGCATACCCATTGCCCTAGCAGTGTCAACATGACGCTGATACTTTTCTACACCACTATAGCTGAATGTCAAGTCATAAACTGACGTATCAGGCACAAGGCGATTGGCAATCTTGGTGTAGTCATAGAAATGCACACCAAATGAATGATGCAGCCGCACCATGTCATCCCAAATCTTGAGTTCCCACCGAATATCGGTAGTGCCATTGAGCCTGACAGCACACTTGAGGCCATGCTTGGCACAATATTTTGCATGTTTCTCTATCTCACGCAGCAGCATAGCCTTGAAGTCATCCCAGAATTGCAGCATGAATAGCGTCTTGCGTAGTCTGGACATCTGTACACCAGTCATAGCACCCCTGCCAGCAGTGTTCAAGCAAGCATCAATACAGGATGCAGTCTCAGCCATTGCACACATATTGACACCGCTTGAAGACGCAGGGGAACCATAGAATATGGCAGTAAGCACCCCATACTTTTCACCCTTGACAGTCTTGGCATCACCACTGACACCTAGCAGCTTGGTAGGAAACTCGCTAAACCACTTGGTAAACTTAGGGCTTGCGTGTATCTGTGCGACAACATCGGCTGGCACTTTGGATAGATCATAAATGATTGTCATGTGACACCTCACTTGTTGGTTGTTGGTAGTGTATTTATGGGGTGCAATGCAACACTTGTCAAGCATTACATTGCAACCAACTTAGGCAGACTTTTTGCGTCCGGTTGGCTTACAAGCCAAATCAGTAATAGAACTGATATCAAACGTGCCTAGGTCAATGTTATGGTTCTTGCGATCCAGTGTCTTGTCAACACCAGTAAGCAACAACTCAAATGTTGTCTTGGAATTGGACACAATACGCGAACCATATTCCGCTTTCAATTCACGGGCAACAGAACGACTGGCACGATAAGCCGCCATCTTTGACAGCTTGAGACCAGTTTTCTTGTTGAATTTACGGGCAACACTATCGAATTTTCGTGCGTTGTCCTCATTCAAATTTTGACCAGTCAAGCCAGTTGATTGTTTCCAGAAAGACACATTGATTGATTGAATAGACATGATAACACCTCTTTGTTGGTTATTGAATATGGGTATAACATTACACCCCATAATCACACTATGTCAACAACAATTATGGGGCAACAATAAATATCTACAGACGCACCGCGTCCATTAGCATACCGTTGCCCCATTGTTTTGTGTTTCACTCTCAATTTTCACCCGCCTTGCTAGGGCAGTTTTTATATGGGTTGCGTCAACGGCATATCCAAGGATAGCTAGGGTATCTGCTAAACATACAGTGTTAATTGAGCCGGTATATTTTTTGAAACCTAACACGCCCCCGATGCTAGGTTGCACAAGGTCAAGATATACCAGCCATGCCTTGTGCATTATTGTTAATTACGCCCCCATCACATTGACCACCCAGAGATTTAGTTTGATGCCCTTGTGTGTCATACATTATCTGCCTTGGTAGCTAATGCTGTAGTCACACCGGTTGCGTCAAGTTTGACACACTCTGTTAGCCCGCGCTGTATCCGCGCATGGTGTGGGTTCGTTAGGCTATCGGTAATCTGACCGGTCTTTGCCCTCTGTTTTTTACTAGGTGACGCCTAGGCGGGTTTTATACAAGCATTGTTTGCCGCGCTTGTTTTCAGTCTCATTACTCTAATTCACTTCAATTCGGTAGTCAAGTCTTTTTTATTCTGTATCGGCTCACCCTCGCTAGGTACGTTGCCACCTTATTGCTCACCTTGTAGCTGCCACTAGGGCTTGTCGCTGGCTTGCTAGGCTTGTTTGCCGATGTTTTAGAGACTAATCGAAACTGTTTTGGTAGTCAACAATTTTTTTCAGTCTATCCCCGCTTGGCTGTTTGCCTTGCTTCGATTTTTAGAGACTAATCTTTTTGATCAGATAAGTAAACAATTAATTTCATCAACAATATCAATAGGTTAAACGACTATAAAAGTTAAGTGATTGTTTTTGTTAGATAATAAAAATTCATTTTCGATTCACTTTTTTTGGTTATTGTTTGTTTTCAATGGGTTAGATGGTAGGTATATTTGTGTATCTAATGTTTTCAATGACTTAGGGATTTTTTTATTTATATATAATAAGTGTAGGATGTGCATCGCCCTTTTGTTTTCGTGTAAGTTTTTGTTTTCGTTGCTTTTTGCTGATACGTTCAAGGGGTAACTGATACCATAACAGTTATCTTTTACTGATTTATTCCACGAAAACAAAGACATAGCCTAGATTACCGCTGATTATTGCGCTTTTTTGCCTATCTGCCTGAATACTATCGAAAAATCAAGGGGCAGGCAGGAGCCACGGGCGGGGTATGCGTATATATATACACAGAAATACACAGATCAGTAAAATTGACTGTTAACCACAAGAGTAACTGATACATACACATGCACAAGTATTGTGCAACATGCCTAAAAAATAGGCAACTATAGGGGGCATACGGACTATTTTAATATTTTTATAGAAAAGATGTTGACAGGGGTTGACATAATTTGTTATAATAGGTATAACTACACTACACTATAAGTGTTACACTTAACTGTCCTTTAATAAAACTTATAAATCACTTAAATGTACACTTAACTAAACTTACATTACCTTTATTAATACACTTAACTGTACACTTAACTATCCCCATAGACATATTATCCGTGCAATATAAGAAAGTTCTTGACATTGACAAAGAAATCCGTAAAACTATACACAGACAATGTACTTGATGCATTCTATGATGCCATCCGTACTAACTCACTAGACCGTCTTCATATTCCTCACAGTGATGTATTCTATGTACGTACAGCATTAGATGCTAAGTTCTTCCCACGTACCTTTACACTGAAAGAGACTGAAGACTATATGCGCTTAGAGGGATGGACAGAAAGAAATGAGTGATGGAACTCTATACCTTTTTTGTATTCTTATCCGTGATCGTAATGCCGGATGGAGAACTCAAGTCTTACGCACGTAATGTAATTGAGTGTCCCGCTGCAGATGTAGTAACACAGATGCATCAATCTAAGATGGATAGCGGTGAGATTGTAGACTGGTCAGCTACGTGCATGACAACCCAGCTACCCCTTACTATACCAGAAGGAATAAAAACCTAAGATGTCTGTACCTGAAAGAGTAAAAACTAAGATGAAGGAAGAGGGGCTGTCTGGCGTTAATAAGCCGAAGCGTACTCCAAAGCATCCAACTAAGTCACACTGCGTAATGGCAAAAGAAGGTGACACCTATAAATTCATTCGCTTTGGACAGCAAGGCGTACAAGGTGCTGGGAAGAACCCTACATCCGCAAAGGATAAGGCACGTAAGAAATCATACTACGCACGTCACAATGCGCAGGGTAAGCCGACCAGCAAGCTGTCAGCGAAGTATTGGTCACATAAAGTTAAATGGTAAAAGGAATAAACGATGTCTAAAGATAAAATGAAAACACCTAAATCTTCACCGATGCGTAAAGTTGCAGGTGCGGGTATGGGTGAGTTAACTAAAATGGTTGCAGACCCCAAGACACCGGAACCAGTACGTAAAGCTGCACAGAAGAGATTGGATAGGCTATCAAGTACTGATCGTACTTTCTCGCTGGGTTCTCGTGGTGAGGGTAACTACAGCAAAGGTGGCAAAGCTACAAAGAAAGTACCTGTAATCTCTATCGGTGTAGGCATGGCTGAAATGAAGAAGTCAAAGAAAGCTGCAATGATGCGTGGTGGTATGGCAAATAAAAAAGAACACAACTACGCCGCAGGTGGTATGGTTAGCGATGGTTTGAAAGCATTGAAGGCCAGTGGCCCTAAAGGACTGGAAGCCTACAATAAGATTACAGGTAAGTAAGATGGCTCCTCGTGCGCCTGCAAAGCGTAACTATAAAAAAGAATACGCTAACTACCATAGTAAGCCTGCACAAAAACAGAACCGTGCAAGTCGTAATGCCGCACGTGCAACGGCTAAGAAAACGGGAGCAAATGTAGCAGGCAAAGATGTAGCACACAAGAATGGCAATCCCCGTGATAACAGACCTAAGAACTTAGCGTTAAAGACACCTGCACAAAATAGATCATATGCACGTACTAGGAACGCACGTAAACGTAATCCCTATGCATAAGATTGAAGCTGACATACGAAGGTGGTCACACGAGTTCCTAGAAGTACCTAATAAGAAACTCAATGGCCTACCGCCTTGCCCCTACGCTAAACAGGCATGGCTAGATAACAAAGTTGTGTTCAGTATAAATACAGGGGTAGATGGACTAGCAAAAGAAGTGGCAGACTTTGAGTGCCACGACTATGATATAGTTGTATGGGCTAGTCAGTATTTACCAGAAATGCAATACCTAGATGGCTGGTGTGATGGCGTAAATGAAGCCATGTCCATTACAGGTAAAGATATGCACCTTATGGTGTTTCATCCAGACTACGATGCTGAAGAGGCAGGTCTGGACTTTTTAATTGAAGAAGATAACGCAGTAGAAGAAAGCCTAGTTTACTGCATGGTATTTGTACAAAGGCTATCTACCCTAGACGATGCAGCATTAAGCTTGGAGAAGTCAGGGTATTATAAACACTTTCCAGAGGATGTATATCAAAGTCTGGTATTAGATAGAAGGAGATTGAGAAATGGCTGACACAACAAAACAAATGGCTGCGTTAGAAGATTTAGCAGCAAAACTTGGATTTACCCTAAAGAAAAAACCTGTACCTAAAAAGAAAATGATGCGAGGCGGCATGGCAGCTAAGACAGCACCGAAGCGTATGCGTGGTGGTGGCATGGCTAAGATGGCATCAAAGAAGATGATGCGTGGCGGGGCTGTGAAAAAGAAATGAAGAAGAAAATCATTTATTATTTTGCATTGGCCTTGCTTAATATTGGCAAGCCCTTTACTCGTATCGGTAACTGGTTTTGGAAAAAGCATAGAGATGTTTTAGACTGGAATGAATAATGGCAATAGATCGTAATGTTTATACAACAGATACAGAGGCTATTACTGTTACCGCAACAACAGGTGGTGCAAGTGCAGATGTTATATACACAGCACCTCCAAACCACGATGCAACTATAGACTTCTTGCATGTAAGTAACGGCGATACTTCTACACAGAATGTGACTGTGCAATGGTATCATGCAGATACAAATACGTATCACCATATTGTAAATGATAAATCTATTGCAGGTAAAGATGTATATAACATAGTTGGTTCAGATAGAATACACGTGCATAGCGGCGATAGCATTAGTGCATTTAATGGTGTCAGTGGAAACCTAGAGGTATTTATTTCTGTGCGTCAATATTACAACCCAGCTAGAGGATAGGAAATGTTACGTGTCTCAAAAATTACTACCCCCAAAAAGAAAACCACACAAACTGGAACGCAAAAGAAACAGGTTGGAACGGCTAGCTATGCAAAGGGCGGTAAAGCGAAAAGCAAAAGTAGAGTTAATGAAGCTGGCAACTACACTAAGCCAGCCCTAAGAAAAAGATTATTTGAAAAGATTAAAGCTGGCAGCAAGGGCGGTAAGCCCGGTCAGTGGTCTGCACGTAAAGCACAGATGTTAGCTAAAGCATATAAGGCCGCTGGTGGTGGATATAAAAACTAATTAATGATTGTGTTTGTCTTATATGTGTATTTAGGTGCAAATGTAATAGATAAAACTCAAAAATTTATAGACATGGATAGGTGCCTATACTTTGCTGAACGATTGTCCCGACAACAATCTGTTCCAGTAGGTGATGGTAGAAGACTAAAGATAACTGCAGTATGTAGACCCCAACCTAAATAGGAACCAACCAACATGATTGCTGAAACCCTAGCAGGTATTGCGCTTGTAAAGAGTGCCGTAGACGGAATTAAATCTGCAATTGGCACAGCACAAGATATTAGTCAAATTGCAAGTCACATAGATAATCTCTTTGAGGGCGAGAAGCAAGTACAACAGCAACGTGCTAAAAAGTCGGGTGCTGGGCTAGCAGATCAGTTTGGCATCAAGACTGTAGCACAAGAAATGATAGACGCTAAACTTGCAAAAGAAAAAATGCAAGAGATGGCTACTATGATTGACATGCGATTTGGTCATGGTACGTGGGCAGGTATTGTAGCGGAACGTGCTAAGAGAATACAAGAAGCTAAAGAAGCTGCATTAGCAGCTAGACGAGAAGCACTCAAACGACAGCAAGAGTTTATGGAAACAGTAAAGATTGTAGTTGCTGTTGGTGTAGTTTCTGCTATTGCACTTGGGTTTCTTATCTTTGCACTCACTGCTTCAGCCATGGCATACTCATTAATTACTTGACATTTGAAATAGAAACTGGTATAACTTAACCATGACACTCAAGAAACCACAAGCAAGCCTTAGACGTTGGACAGCCGAAGAGTGGGGTACTAAAAGTGGAAAGCCATCTACTCAGGGATCAAAAGCAACGGGCGAAAGATATCTCCCAAAAAAGGCTAGACAAGCGTTATCGCCGCAGGAGTATGCGGCTACAACCCGTGCTAAAAGAGCAGGAACTCGTGCTGGTAAGCAACACGTCAAGCAGCCTGAAAATATATCAAAGAAAACCGCACAGTTCAGACGGGGGGTCTAATGCTTAACTTATTAATCGGACCACTTGCAGAAATAGCTGGCACATGGATGTCAGGCAAGGTAGAACAGACCAAAGCTAATGCACAGACTAAGGTAGCTAAAGCGCAAGCTGAAGCTGTTGTTATGCAAAAGAAAGCTACGGGCGAGATTGACTGGGACTTGGAGATGGCTAGAGGTAGTGCATCTTCGTGGAAAGACGAATGGCTTACTATTCTTTTCAGTATCCCTTTGATCCTAGCCTTTGTGCCGGGTATGGAAGATGTGGTAGCAAATGGATTCGCAAGACTCAACGAAATGCCTGAATGGTATCAGTACTCACTTGGAGTTATCGTTGCGGCTTCTTTTGGAGTTCGTTCAGCAACTAAATTCTTTGGAAAGAAATAATGGCTGCAGAGAAGATACTTGAATGGAAACTCCTACCAAGATTTATGATGCTCGTAATGACACTTATGAGTTGGCGTGTAGTCGAGTGGTTCATGTCCTTACCCGATCCCAGTGCAGCACAGGCTGGTTTAGTATCTGTGGTAACAGGCGCAATGACAGGGGCTTTCGCTGTGTGGATGAACCATGAAGGTAAACACCCCGGACAGTCTAACCATCGTATTTCAGAATCACGTAGTAGCAAATGATATGGTCCCTTTTACTAACGGCATGTTTACAGACTACCTGTGCAGAACAGAGCATACAGTGGTTTGAAGAAAAACAACAGTGTATCGAATTTAAAATACTTCACGAAGAACTGCCGCAAGACGGGCATTGGAATACAGTTAAATACGAATGTGTTTTAGTTAACGGGGCGCAAACTTAAATGTCTATGTTTAAGATGGAAAATACTGAAGGTTATCCTAAAGTAAAAACATACACAGAGTCAGAAATTATGTCTGCTGTTAAAGCATACGTTAGTACGTGGCCTTTAGAAAAGGTTATGGAGCATGTTACTGCCAGCGTATATGAAGAGTTTATGAACAGAAGTAAACCTAGAGTGCGTATAGACACTTTAATTGCAAATTTTAGAAAAAACAAATGAAATACCGCAGAGATAACTTTATTGAAAAGCTAGTAGCGCACGAAGGTTTGCGCCTACAGGTGTATCAGGATACCCTTGGTATTGACACTATCGGTATCGGACGAAACCTAGAAGACCGTGGCATCACGAAGGAAGAACTAGATGACCTAGACATTCCTAGTATTGACCACGTATATGAATATGGCATCACAGAAGCTGATGCGGTCTATCTAGCAACAAATGACGTGCAGATTGTCGAAGAGGAACTGGTTCGTGCGCACCCTTGCGTAGAACAGCTAGACAGTGTACGTCAACTTATCTTAATGGATATGGCATTTAACATGGGTGTACCACGTTTGTGTAAGTTTAAAAATATGTGGGCAGCTATCCACGAAGAAAAATACGACATTGCAGCAAAAGAAATGCTTGACAGCAGGTGGGCAAATCAGGTAAAATCACGTGCAGTGAAGTTAGCTAATGCAATGCATAACGGAGAATTTTAATATGGCTGGCAAAACATACAAATCAAAGTACAAAGGTGAAGGTGGTTTATTTACCATTTCAGGTACTTCAGGTCAAACATATAAAGGTAAGAA